GTAATTAAATCTTGCTCAGATAATTTTTGACTGGCATTCATGGCATCAATAGCAGCTTGTATTTGCTTTTGCATACTAGCCAGTGCATCAATGCTCGCTTTGGCTTGTAGCTCCGCCATTGCAATGGCTTGTAACTCGGCTAATTTGTTAATCTGCTCAATAGTTAATGTTTGATCAGCCTTACCATCAATTTTCTTATTAAGGCCTTGCAATTGGGTTTCATCGAGTGCTCCGGGAGGGCCCTGAGGGCCTTCATCTCCTTTACTCCCTCGCTGGCCTTTATCTCCATAAACTCCTATAATAGCTGGTTTTGTTTCTTTGCGGGTTCTATCAGAGTAAACATCAACATGATAATACCAATGGTACTTGTTAGTTTCCGTAATCTGCTGAGGTTCTTTGGACCAACCTATGGTTGCCGAAGTGATGCCTGTACGATTAGGAGAGGCAAGGTAGTAATCTTCTGTTGAGATAATACCTCGACCAGCTGGGCCTTGCTCTCCGACAGAGTTAGTAAACGTAATCTGCTTACTTGCAATTAACTCGTTACCAATGTAAGCCTCGACAGTAATAATTAACGGTTTATTTTCTGATACATCTGCTGCGTCAACAGCTAACTGTAAGCCAGCACCAACCAAAACATCATCTCGTTTAAATTGGTAAGTCGCATTAAACTTTGTGTTACCTTTCCAGAGCTCCGCTGTCAAAACAGATCGTCCTTCACCGTTAGCAAAAACAGTTCCGTTATCAGTAATTAATCGCAAATCGTATGGTTTAGCAGCTTCTGCTAGCTCACTCATGCGGTCGATTAGCCCTTGCGAAATTTTACTCTCTAAGGCTCTGTAATTATCAAAGACTGTTTTATTTTGGTTAGGGTCAGTAAACGAGATATGCTGCTCACTAACCCTCGCCTCTAAAATGAGGCTTGGAGTGTATTCTGGGTCATTGATTTTGATAGTGTCACCAATATCTAAATCACCAATAAAACCAGATACTTCATAGGTCACCGCTGGATAACAATGCTTTCTCAAGTCTGCGAGAGCAACAGAGATAAGCTTTTCTTCGCTCTCTGTGTCAACATCTAAGTCTTTTCGTATCCAGTTATCGTCCGTTTCAATTCCTGTAAACGCAGATGGATAAAGTGACTTCGATAGAGGTGCGTAGAGCATGCTGTTTTTAAGATAAAACTCAATTTGGCCTTTTTCGTTTTTCCACTCACGATAAAGAGACGGATTAATCAAAATGTCTTTTTCTTCACTCATGGTGGCTGTCTCGTTTTGTGATGGATTGAGAGCTGCAGTACCTTCAACACGTTTTCCTTGGATAATTTCTGGTGGATAGCAGACCGTCTGCACAACTGCCAAATAGGCGCTAGCGCTGTAAGTACGCTCTTGAACAGTTTGGACATTGTTATAGTTTTGCTCTAAGACTGTGAGCGTATCTCCAGATAAGGACTTAACAATAACAGTATGTCCCCAACCACCTGTAAAAACAGGACTTCCAGCATTTGCTCTGATATTGACGATTGAGCCTGCGATTAAGTCTGATGTTTTATTTGGTTGCACAACTTTCCAGCCAAATTGCCCCCAATTATAATCAGTACCAATATGGGAAGCTGCCTGCCCAAATCCAATAAGACCTCGAAAGCCTGTCACACCACCACCAAGACCAGGACCGTCAAGTTTCATCGCATACCAAGCTGACAATGCGTAACATTGACCAGAGCCTACTTTTTGGCCTTTTAAACTATTAGCTTCAGCGAGGACTGCTTTTGTTTTAGTAGCTACTTGAGTAGTGCTTTGACTGGTCGAACCACCGCTTTTGAATTGATTATCGACATTATCCATAGCACCGTTATTATTGCGGGTGATACCAGCTCTGATGTCTCGCATCAGAGGCGCATAGTGGTCATAACCAGCTGCTGCATAATCGTAAGTCGCACCCCCAACTCTAAACAGGCCCTTAGTGTACTCGTCAATGGTTAATTTACCTTTAACTGCATAAATGCCTTGCTCAGCTAAGAGATAAGTATAATCTTTTAAGTAGTCATCAACACTGGCATAGCGGTTATAGTGACCACCTTCAGCACGAGGTTGACCTTGAGATACGTTTATTCCGCTTGGTCTGGTTGTCGCACCAGTCCAAGTGATGCCACCCCAGTTATTATCGGCTCTTCCGACTGGTGTATCTCCCCAAAACGATTCGAGGTATAACTGACTAAAAACACCAGATGGCAAAAGCTTGTACTTACTGCATAAGCTTAAAATGGTATTAACAACGGACGCTTGCATCACATGACCTGCGTAAGTTAAATTACCACCAGACCATAAGACAGACCCTGTTTGCACAGACCCTTGTTTAGCTGTTGTTGTAGTTGCCATAGTCGTTGTTTTACCACTTGGCCTTATAGCGTTATAGATACCAGTTTTATCAATTTTACGTCTGACACTTTCGATATTTTTACCGTACTGCAAAATAATATCATCTCGTCTACGACCGACACCTTGATTATTAGCGTCATTCTTTTTGTAGATGTTAAGGATAAACGACTTTAGGCTTGAGTCGTTTCTGAGATTCGTTACAAACTCAATTTCAGCATCAAAATTATTGGCAATAGACAACAAACGTTTAAGATTAGTATCTTGACCAGTCCATTCGATTGTGCGTTTTTTATCTGCCACCTCATTAGTCCCGATGGTGATTGCTCCGTTTTTCAGTACACTAAAAAGATTGCAGTAATCAACAAAAGACATCTGAGTTGTCGCTTTGTAAGGACCTGCATACTCATTGAGCAACTCTAAATTGAGGTTCTCACAATAACAACGTATCTCTGTGTCTGTCTCGTCTGTTGTCATAACATTAAACAGATATGACTTACCATTGTACTTAAACGACACAAAAGACCTCTCTGTTAATGTCAGATAGGCCTTTTCTTTGACTGTGTCAGACTTGATTCCTCGTTTATAAACCGTAAATTCAAACGTTGAGTTAGCAGTATTTAAATACTGAGAAAATTTGTCGTCATAATAATTCAAGGTGTCTTGCTTACCGTTATCAATATAAGCAACTTTTTCCAAATTTGCGTTGTGAATTGTTATAAGCATCTACAAATACCTCTCCTCAAAACTGATTGTAATATCAGGTGTCGCAGTAGACCAAGACGACAAATAAACCTCCATTTGGCTTTTTCCCGGTGGAATTTTAGGGAAACTTAAAAAGCCATCAACTGCTTCGTTGGCTTTGGGGATATTATTAACTAATATAGTGTCATCTTCGGAATTAATGACAACTTCCGTCCCTGGTCCATAAGCATTTGGTACATTGTAATCGTACGGTACTTTATCTTTACGATAGTAAAATCCATCAATATACATGTGGGTTACAAGTGGATTCCCTTGGATACTACCAATCGCGATATGCACTTGCTTAGATTTTTTCCCCTTTAATTCGGGGAATACTCGCTTGTTTTGCGATCCCCACCAAAAAACAGATACTGTGTCATCTGCTCTTGTCATGTCAGACCACCCTCTAGGCTCGTTAAAAGGATTTTGAGTATCAAGATGAGTAGCATCAAATGACCATTGTAAATCAGTCGTTTTAAAGCCACCTTTGCCATCAGTAACTAAGAAGTTATATTCCGTTTTTGTCCCGGCAACACGTTTATAGGTTTCAACACCATATAAAAATTGGTCGTTTTCGTCGGATACCATCACTTTGATAAAACCAAATTGATTCATCAACCCACACCAAAAAACCTGTCGCCACCAAATATAATCATACAGACCACCGCCATCAGGAATATCAAATGTCAAAGATCCTGCATGATAACCGGGCGAAATATTTCCTTCTAGTTCGATGTGCTTACGGCTCCAAACTGTATTCCACTGCAAATTTTTATCTAAAATCTGGCCTTTATCATTTAAAATGGCAACGTTCTTTTTACCTGTTGTTAAAGCATTGACGATTTTGTCATCTTTAAAATCGTAAGCCACCACCGATTTTTCGCGTATTTCAGCATCGGCTATTTCCCTATCTCCGACCTCGAAAACAAATGACTTATTTACAAAAGCTAAATAGCCATTTTCAGCATTGTGTTTTACAGTGATGATCGGGTGTGCATCAACATTGCCGTTATTCGTGATGTCAAATAGTAGTTTTTTACCGTCTTGCCTGTAATTTGTGAGTTTTTTGTAGGACACAGAGTGAGCGACTCCGTCCGGAACTAGCAATTCCAAGCTTACAAGACTTAGCCAAGCAGTGGGATCACTAGTCGATATTTTATTTATCGGGATAGCTAGATAATATTTGTCTGGCTCATCACTAAACGTCACTTTGACTTGCTCGTTGACATTAAAAATACCAGCTAATTTATGCTTTAACTGGTTTAATGCGTACTCGTTTGAGCTGTCTTTTAGATAAAAGTCAACTGTAATAATTTTTGCGCTAGTCTTAACTTTTTTAACGTGCAATCCTATAAAAGGAGCATCGTTGGTTTCGGCTTGTCTCTCGTTTCCGATGTCACGATTAATAGACATGATTGTGATGAGGCTGGATAAATCCACATCGTTAAAAGTCATTGTAGCCATCTAAACCTCACCTCTCAATCGTTTTAATGTCATATCTCGACTATTTAGATAGTCTCTCATGTCTCCACCTGTCGTCCTTGCTATCTCACGACCGTT